CCTGCTTTGCTTCAGGCGTTTCTTGCTTGGTTCCCGGCTTGTCTTTTTGTGAAGCTGCTTTCAGTGCGTCTTCATAGGCGGCAATGATTTTAGCCCGACTTGTATTCTTGCGAATTGTATCGCCGGTAGCTTCCTTGATCGCCTCGATCATGTCATTGTTGCTTAAATCAGGATAAGGATCCGGTGCATCGTCTGTTGTATCGTCATTGGTAGCATCGTTTTTAGGCGCGTTTTGCACCTCAACCGGAATACCTGCCGTCTTGTACGCTTTTACAACTTCCGGCCAGTCTCCAATCACCAGAACGCCGTTCGACTGCGTCACCTGTCCCTTGAAGTACTTTGGGTTTTCATATCGAACATCTTTATTGAACCCGCTGTCCTGTGTTGAATAGATTAAATCATGCATTTTCAACTCCGTTAATGAATAAGGAAGAGGGGACTATCCAGTAATCCCCTCGACTTCAGTAGGTGATTAAGCAGCGGGTGGCGTTACGTTGATAAGAACGCCTGCTGTCGACTTGTTATCAAGCGAATACTTGTACCAGTTTGCACCACTGGCAAGCTGTGCAAGCGTCGGGTTAGCAGGTGCCGGTGTCGTTCCATTCGTATTCCATGAATACCCAAGAAGCTTCAAATTGAACGTACCTTCAGCACGGTAGCCAATTACCAAGTTTTCGCGGGTATTGTTCTCGTATGAACGGAAGCCCGGTGCCTGACTTTCCGTGATTTCAATAGCACCGGCCTGCAATCCGAAAATCTGATTTTCAGGAATTTTATCAGATACCAAGACTTGCTTGCCTAACGTACCAGGCAGGCCTCCATAAACAACGATACCTGTTTCCTCGAAAATCTTTTCATCAATAGCATCATCGACAAGATCAGAATAAGTGGAACTGTCCATCGCAAAAACTGCAATATTATCACGACGGTCTCCAAACTTCCGCAAGCCCTTCGTGAGCAGCTTTTTATGATCTTTCTGGAAACTGCCAGTAGCAACCAGATCGGCATTAGCACCGATTGCCGCCGCAAGAGCAGCAAATGAATGTCCGATATATCCCCGCATTGTTGCTTCTGCTACGTCACGACCAAGCAACGTATAGAATTCATCAAGTGAACGCCCACGCCGCTTGAATGCTTCTTCTGTGGATTCATACGGGCCATATTTCCACGGTACTTTGACGCCTACGCTTTCATCCGTTCCGATACTTTTCGGAACAACTTCGTCAATGCGGTTTACATCGCGGTGTTCGATGTCACCGCCAATTTTATAAACCGCTGACTTTTCGAAATCGCCCGGCAATGCCTCGGAACGAAGGATGATCGCCCCATTTGACTTCTGGTTGAAAACATCAAGAACGTCTTGCATGTGTTCAAGGTAAGCTGTTTGCGCGACTGTGTCATAAATGCGCACATCTGAATTGTTTGTAATTGCCATCAAAGGCTCCTGTTAATTATTTCGGTAAAGTTAGATATGCCGCCTGACCATGTTCCGACATGTATTCAGTACGTTGTTTCGGCGTCATTTGGCTGCGTTTCAAGGTGGTTCCCCCACCGGCATTTGTTGGCAGTTTCCCGCTGCCAGTTTGTCCTGTGCCTTCAAAGGCACGTCCATAGATTTCCGATTGCTTCATTTCAGCAACCAGATCGGCAATTTGCAAAGGTTCACCTTTGCCGTTAATGCGCGGATCACCCTTCGCATCGACAACAGCAACCTTGTAATTGCCTTCATTCTCTACGACCTTAACATGACTTTTAACGTGAGGTAGTAACAGCTCCGGAACGCCTTTAGCCGCTGCAATGGCCGCCTTGCCTTTTAGCATTGTATTGATAGCGTCGATGCGCTCTTGTCGTGAGCCACCAAAGTTTCCCTTCACAATTGGAACAACACCGCCAGAACTGGCTTCCTTGCCTGTTCCTGTGTGTCCTATTCCTTCAAAGGCACGTCCAAAGACTTCCGATTGCTTCATTTCAGCAACCAGATCGGCAATCGTCAAAGGTTCACCTTTGCCATTAATGCGCGGATCACCCTTCGCATCGACAACGGTAACGTTGTACTTGCCGTTTTCCTCCATAACTTTGACATGTTGTTTTACGTGAGGCAGCAATAGCTCCGGAACACCTTTAGCCGCTGCAATGGCACTGGTTGCTTGTGCATCAATTAAATTGGCTTCCAATGCTTTGCGCATACTTGCCAGTTCATTATCTTTGGCAGCTATTTCTTTCGCGTGACTGTCGTTCATTTGGGCTTTAAGCTTTTCCCAATCACCAGCTTTTTCTGCCTTGGCTTTTTCAGCATCCTCATGAGCTTGAAGGATTTCAGCAATCTCTTCCGGTGTCTTGCCTAATTTCTCCCAAGACTTCGTCTCTTTTTCGAGACGTTTATGAGCCTCTCGTTCTTTATCCAGTGCCGATTTCAAGCCTCCGGTGTCTTCAATACCAGACACATCGAGCTGATATCATTATCGAGTGCTGATTTCAAGCCTTCGATGCCTTTCTTGAACGTTATCAAGGTTATCGACTGTCAATTCTAATGCCATGTTTTAAAGCCTCACGCTTGTTTGAAGGGCATCACGCCCATGAAAAAAGCCGCTACGGATAATCCGCAACGGCCGGTTATTTGTATTAAGATTGAATAGTGTTGTTCAGAAAGCTAACCCGCTTCATGAATAATTATAGGAAGCCGATCTTATCCATAGTGCGATAGATTGCGTTTCCATCAGCATCTAAAAGACCTGTGTAGACAGGTTCTGATTCATAGACTTCCATCCGTAAGCTGTCGATTGGATAAACGTCGTCATACCAATCCATCTTATCGGGTTGTTTTTTGTCTTTTCCAGAAAAGTAACGAGACATATCTGAGTACCTCATGTCCTGCCTGTCGGATTGGTAAATGCCGCTTGTTTCCCATCCAATACGTTAGAGATATCATCTTTAACCGGCGTCATAGCGGCGTTAAAATCATCCTCGCTGTCA